TTTCTCTACAGTATCCGCAGCCCATATACGAGCTAGTGATAGAAGGTATTCAGCATCAACAACTCCTCTGGAGGTGATGCTAGTTTGGATACGATCAACAGTATCAGACTCAAGGTCCTTGAAAGCAGTAGAGAGGTAGTGATCTTTCTTCTTAGTAGAAGGAGGCGAGGCTGGCTTTGCTTTAACAACAGCGATCTTGGTCTTCCTATCCTCTTCTGCTTGAGCTTTAACCTCTTCTTTCTTACCTGCAATCTGCTCTTGTCTGCCCTTCTCGGTCATAGCCGCACCACGTGCTTCAGCCATAGCTCTTGCAGCCATACTGAAAGGTTCATCGACGGCACGAATAAGGTTAAGAGGCTCTTCGATAAGCTTGAAGTAAATAGAGAACCATTCAGGGTACTTCTTTGGATCCTGCTCTTCACCATGTTCTGGAAGAGGAATAGGCTCATGAGACATTGCGCCTCTGGCTTCATCAAATGTCAACAAGCTGGCCTTCCATAGCTCCATAGCATGCTTCTCAATCTCCATCTTGTTCTGAATATCAATTTCAGTGAACTGTAAGAAGACCATATCCTCTTCTTCAAGAACACGAGCACCAAAGTCGCCTTCAAGAAGTAGTTCGGAAATGACATGCTGGTTCCATTGTGCTTCAAGATCATCTTGGATAGCCTTAACAGCATCAATGATTGCACGAGAAAGGGTTTGAGCAGTAGCTCTGTTGGTTGTATCACCATCGCCCATGTCTACAGAAGAGACGCCTAGACCTGCAAAGACACGTTTCTTGAAGTGGGTTAGATAACCTTCAGCTCTAACAGCTCTACCCTCAGAGCCAATAGCTTTAATCTCATGACGCTCTGGAGTAACGATAGCGCCCTCAGAAGGCATGATGCTAATCTGAGTCTCTATTGCGTCAACTTCCCTTACTCCTTCCTCGGTATATCCAGCAGGAGCTGTTTCAGTACCTACCTTGTAATGGAAAAGAGGAAAGAGATGTTGATATAAAAGTAGTTCAATATTTTCTTCGATCTGGCGAAGGGCACGAATATCATCAATAACAGGAATAATAGAAGGAACTCCAAAGAAAAAGCCCTCTCGCTTGTCGATTGCGAAATGAACAACATTCTCTGGTTGATAGTCTTTCCAACGTCCATCTGGAAGAACTTGTCGCCATTTACGTATTTTGCCTGTATTTGCGTCCAAATCTACACGCATTGTTTCTGGTGCAGCTGGGAAGTAGGCAGCAATTGGCTTTAAACGCTTACCATCAGCAGTAGTACGCATACTACCACCAGACTTGTTTGGGTCACGAACCTTAACAAGAAAGGCGTTTGAGGTACGAATAAGACTACGCGCCACTCGCTTCAATAGAATACTTGTGGGAACACTAGATGCCTGAGCTATTTGAGCCATACGAGTCTTGTAATAACGGACTGTACGTTTGTTAGCTCCCTTACATCCAACGCCCTCTTTGAACATCAAGCCTTCTTTCTTTTTGAAAGCCTGACGGACAAAGCCATCAGTATCTTCTATCTTACCAATTTCGGATAAGTCATACTCTGCAGACTGAAAATGGCCGCGTCCTTGCGCAAACTGTTGTGCATAAGAAAGAGAACCAATTTTAACAGTAGGGATTTTAGAGACAGGAATTGTTGCAGGTGCAACCGTGCGAACGATTACCTGATCTGCTGGTGCTTTGTTCCAGTTGATATCGAAGCCAAAGATTTTCATGATTGGTTAAGTTGTTCCATCCACTGATTGACCTTTCCTACATCAGAAACAGTTGTCTCCAGTTTGCAAGGAACTGCGACCTGTGTAGGTGATGTCAACGAGACAGTTACCTCCTCAACAGCTTGCAGCACTGTAGTGTCCAGCAAAGACTCCCCCTCAAATTGAAACACATTTCCTGTTTCATTCAAGTCCTCTAGTTCATCACCGAGGTCGCCAAAATCTTCATCGATCTTTAAATTACCATTATTATCGAGATAGATATTGAAAGGGGCTTGTGGATTAAGGAAGTTTTGATAAAAGTTCTCAATCTCAGGAGCCTCTGCATTCTTGCCTGTATTAGAACAAGCAGCATGGCCTCTGGTTAGAGCGTTAATAATAGCAGTAACAAAAGCAATCAGACGAACCAATTGCAATACCTTAAGTTTGGCTTGGAGGTAGGCAGCATCGCCGCCTCCCATTTCACCCAACATTGCATTAATCTGCTGGGTGTAGAAACTCATCCTTGCTTTAACTTTCTGTATACCCTCCTGCAACTGCTTTTTCATTTCTTTGATACCGTTGTTAATCTCTTTTGTAACTTCTTTGCTTTTCGTCGAAGCGTCCTTAAGATCCTTCTTTAACCTTCTACCCTCGCGAGTAGATTCGAAGCCAAGCTTTTTTATCTGTAGGTTGATTGCATCTACTACACAGGCAAGTGGATTAGTAATAAGTACTACAAACTGATCCAAGAGAGTAGAGATACCTACAAGGATAGGAGCGAAGATAGGCATGACTAGAGAGGTTAACAAACCAATAAGACCATCCAGCTCTGGTACCTCAAGGATAAAGAGGGCCATAAACAAAGCAATAATACGTTGTAGGTCAGGGATACACATAAAGGAGAAAAGGTTGAGCAGGGCGCACAAGTCTCCATAGGTGTCAAAGTTGTTTAGTAGATCAGCAACACTTTGCAAGTTCCCAAGAGCTGTTTTTAAATAAGTTTCAAAACTACCCAATAAATCAACATTAGGCTGGAGTTCTAAGAATGCAGACAAACGTACGCCACAAGGAATACATTCGCGTGCTTTATCTAGTAATTTCTCTCCAAACGAATCTCCATGTGTTGTCTGTTGTTGAGTGCCTATATTTAAGGACTGCATAAACTGTTGAGTCTGTGCACTAGAACCGCCGCCACCAGAGATACTAGCGCCTGCGGCAGCATACTGGTTTGATTGTTGAGCAACAGTAGCTGCATCTTCTTGTGGAGCACCTAAGTATGTTTTGAAAGAGGCACTAGAAGAGATAGCGAAAGCTTTGTTGTTTTGTAACGTGCGACTAATGGTAGCAAAAACTGCAGCTTCTGAAGGAGTAGAATGAGCACCGCGCTCGAACGTCTGAGCGATAATAGCACAATCCGATTGGTTAGTGCCTAGATCAAGAGTGTCTACATTCACAGTAGAAGGATCTACTCCGCTGAAGTCAAAGCGGGGCTTTACGTTTTTAGCACTTGAGGGTGTAGTCGCATTTGCCATAGTTATCCTACTTGTGTGGAGTGTCTATCTTGTGTACTGAAATAGCACCATTTGCTGTGCCTCGAATTAAAGGCTCCATAAGTTTGTGTAACGCAATAACTGCATTCTTCTGGAACTTATCAAGATCCATAGGTTCCATACCAGGAGCAGAAAGCTCAGCTCTATTCTCTCCACTCTTATTGTTTACACCACCAAAGTTAGTTCTGTTAGGGTCAGATTTAGCTGCTCTAATATCAGCAGCAGTAACTTGAGGTACAGGAGCAGTAGACTTTTGCAGACAGTCTAGCGCCTTCTTATAATCATCATAGGTAATCTGACTAGGGTCTGCATTTGGGAATCTACGCTTCATAGCTGCAATAGTCTGGTGATCCCTTTTAGGATCTAGCTTCATTGTCAATCCACCACTATTCTTTACTCTTTGGTCAATTCGTTTTTGTGCTATATCAGCCAACTTCGCAACAGCATCTAGACCATTGATAAGCTTTTGTGTACGATCACGTACATCATCAATAGTGACAACCTCTTCAACATCTGGTTTGAAATACTCAGGGTCAGGTTCTACGTATTCAATACGAGGACGATAGTTAAGAATCTCATCAGACTCATTAAAGTCGCCGCCTATATCGCCAGGCTGAGGGATTGTAACATCTTTTTTGTTCGCCATTAGACTACGTTCTCCGTTGCAGTGATACGTATTACTACATTTGTGATTGCTTGGATGCGTTGAGCACGCGGAATAGCTACACGAATCCATAAAGGCAAGAAGGTAATAATATCGCCATCACCACTGCTGCCAAGGTCTGCACCAAGAGACACTGTTGCTCATGACGTAAGTAAGTTCCATTCTTCGTTAGTAGGACGGATGTCTTTAACCATCAGTCTCCAGTAATAGCCAGGGGTAGAATCGTCGACAAGACTATCCCCGGTTAGTGTACAGGGTGTAACTGCTATATTGGTGTAGTAACGAAGAATATTATCGTTGCGGACATAAACTAATCTATCCAGCTTTCCACCAACACGACCGTCAAACGTAACCGTGAAAGGAGATAGCGTCTCAATCTTGTTATCTACATTGGGTTCACTATAGAGGTCTAAACTCAAGGTGATCCTCCTTACTAGAATTTAGCACGACGTGGGCGGGGGCGTCTACGAGAAGGTCTCCCTGTGACTCTTTCTTGTGCTTGATTAAACGCTTCACCTAATGTGCGTACTCTTGGCTTTGGAGCATCATGGCCGAATCCAGGCCAATTCCAAAGACCTATGCCTGATTCTACAGAATGGTTTGCAGCAGGCAAGTCACCCTGAGCAGAAGGGATAATAGGTTGATTACCATCAGTCATCACCGCTGCCCTTCCTTGTTTCGGACGATTATCTCTTGCATCGGTAATTGGTCGCTGTTTCTTATTATCTCCAAATTGACCACCAAAAGCAATGTGTTGCATGTAAGTTGGTTTACCAAACTCACTCTTCTCAAGAGCGAATGCAACAAGAGCTAAGTTGACAGCATCAAGCAAGTGGTCTCCAGCCTTCTCGTTCTGCTGTTCAAAGACTGGGCGACCTGTGATAGAAACACGTTGGATAACATAACCAAGAAGCTGTGCAGTATACTTCTCATCAGAAGCAGGATAGCGCATTTGCTGTTGCTCAAAGCGACGAACAGAAGTCTCTACCAAGAATGGCTTGGCTGGCTTCTTGATAGCCTGCTTGGTGAAGAGGTCACGAATTTCGATACTGCTACCGAAGTCATAACCCTTAACAATATTACGTAGACGAGCATCAGGATGGTTCGGACCCTTGGTGCGCAGCTCAGTAGCGCCAAAGCCTTGGAGTACTTCAATCTGTGTAGCTCCATAACCTTGGTCTACATAAATAGCTGCTGGACGCCACAGACGGTTCAGCTCTGCAATCTTATTACATGCTGCCAACTGAGTACGTTCTGCACGACTAATAGTATGCTTATCTACGATATAAAAAAGACCGTCATGAGGGTTGTGACCAACGATTGCAATAGTGGTACCAATCTTCACGTCGTTCCAGTCCACACCAATCATATAGGTCCATGTAGGCTGCGGCGTCATCTCTGCATATTCATACTCTGCCTGTGCAGCCTCTACATACTTAACCTGATATACACCTTCCTCTTGCTCGCCAAACTCAGCAAGAATCTCGTGTCTGTACTGTTCGTCTGTATATTCAGACTTGAAGAACTCATCCTTCTCAGGAGTCCAGTTGGGGTTGACCATAGAGGAGTAGTAGAACTCACGATAAATTCGATTGTTGCAAGATTCGTAAAACTTCTCTCTACGACCTGTTGGTGTTGAGGACATCCATACAGTAGCTTTATCGAAGTTAACAATCGTAGCTAGAGTTGCCTGAATGTCACCAGGAGAAAGATAGTCGGCCTCATCGAACACTAGCATGTTTGCAGGCTGACCACGTGCAGCACCAGCATCTTGGCCAGAACGTGTACCAGCCGTGAAGCCATTTACACGAGAACCATTAAAGAGCTTGATCTGAAAGTTAGGAGCTTTTGCGTTTCTTGCGATAGCATCACTCAGTAGCGAGCTAGAGGAAATTAGGTCTTCTAGACGACCAAAGATCATTTCTACCTGTGCTTGATAAGGACAAATTAAAACAACCTTAAACTTTTCGTGTGTATATAGCGCCCACAAAATAGCAATACAAAGAGTCTCTGTCTTGCCAGCCTGACGGCCAATACGGAACGCTTTATACTTTGCGGCACAACGGAGCATGTCAGCCTGATAAGGTCTATGGAAAATAGACTTACCAGCTTCGGCTCTCTCTTTATCATAGGATGCGGCTTCTGGAGGTAGACTATGCTCAAGCGTTTTTCTTTTCCAAACTTCACCATCTGGATCTTCACAATGCCAGTCTAGAAACTTACGAGCCCATACGACAGGATCATAAGTAGAGATAGCCAGTTCGGGGTCGCCACCAATTGCTGCTAATATACTGTCAGGGATATAATTAAGAGGAATACCTTCACAAGTAATTCTGAAAGGCTTTTCAGTACCTTGCTTTACTTTGTGCTTCTTAAAATAAAGAGAGACACAGCTCTTACAGGTTGGATCACATTGATTGAGGTCAAGTAGCACATTCGCTCCTAGAATCCAGCTTTAGCTTTAAGACTGCTGTTTATTCTGCCCAGAGCACGGTTTGCAGTATTACCAATATATTGACTTGCATTTCTGCCTTGACCAGCAGCAACACCCCAAGCAGCTTGGCCTCGGCCCATTCCCATGCCACGAGCCTGACCATAAATGCCGCCCATAGCTCTGAGTCTTGATCCACCTCTGGTAACTGCAAGAGGAGCGCCAGCAAAGAGGCCAGCGCCCATTGCAGCGCCACCCATAATGCTAGTATTCTCTGAAAAGGCACCATATGTACCACCAGCAACACCGCCGACTACTGCACGAGCACCAGCACGGTTTGCGCCAGCAATACCTGCAAATGCTTGAGAACCTACAGAGGCACCACGGGCACCATAAGCCATTGCTGTTTGTCTAGCACCAACGGATCCTGCTGCAGAAGTCAGACCACCAGCTTTACCCATAGCCGTTGTAAGACCGAATAAGCGATCTGCACCCCAGCCAAACCCTCTTTGTAACATTGTAGGCATATGATTACTCCTTAACGAAAGTAAGGCCGGTACATGAGAGCTGCCTCATTACCTAACCCTGTTCTACCGTTAATCTTTGAATTTTGTATAGCAGATACACTTCTAGACCTCATAGTAGATAAACTGCCAAACTGGTCAAGCACAGGCCTGCCCATCTCAAGTTTAGCATGTTTTCGCTGATGTTCACGGACGTACGGTCTAGCAAGGAATTGTTGAGGAGAAGGACCGCCTGCTGCCATATTGTAAAACGCATGACCTGCAAGCATGGTTGCAGCCACTGCACCTACCGCTTTTACAGGAGCACCAATAGCTCCCCATACTGCTCCCATTGCATATGTCTCTGCAGCGCCTCGGGCTAAACCTTTAGCAGCGCCCCATGCTCCGTCTTGTTGATAACCTTCGTAAGCCATGTAGGCTGCGAATGCGTATCCACCAACACGGCCAACTCCTTTTGAACCAATACCGTATGCTTCTTTCGCCCATCTTACACCACTACGATGTACTTTGGATCCCATATAGCTACGTACAGCACCAGAAGCCCTCCCTATACGCCCAGGAGACGTAACAGCACCATACCGACCCATTGCTTTACGATTAGCTCTTTGTTGCCAAAAACCAGGAGATTGAAACTTCAACGGCTCAGGTGTGGGTCCTAGAGGCCAAACAGTAGCCATTATCTATGCCTCCCTCTATGTAGTCCTTGTGTAAGGCCGAATGTACTTTCCATAAACATAGACCTATCACTCTGTCTCTTCATGGCTCCCATACCTGGTGCAAACCCTGTAGATGGTCCACCATGCTGTTGCATAATAGCTGATGCTTCAGCAGCATCCATACCTGACTCTCCTGTACCAACAGCAGCAGATGCACCATAAAGGCCCGCGCCAACACCTGCTAAACCAATAGCATGACTAGGTTTACGCATAGCCCATTGAGCCATACCGCCAGCGCCATGATATCCTGCCTTGCCAGCACCATATGCAAACTTACCCACACCCTGAGCCATTGCACCAGCCCAACGACTTCGCCACCAACTGACACCACTTGAAAGACCACGAGCTACTGTCATTATAGAATACCTCCAAAGTTAGATAGTTGTTGTACGTGACTGCCTGTTGGACGAGTGTGACGTTGACCGCCGCCTCTTGCCCATTCCCATATGTTTTCTTGTGCTAGTTTAAGGTCCTTAGCTGAATTGGTCAATTTGATGCCTGCTCTTGGTCTAGCAGCTTGAGCAACTGTCTTGCTAAAAGAAGCTTGCAATCCTCTATAGCCAGAACCAAAATCTGTTAAAACCTTACGCAACTGCGATGCTACATTTTTTCCGTGTAACGCTTCAATACGAGTATAGGCAGCATCATTACCCTTGAAGAGAGCCATAGCGTGTTTGTATCCTGACTGACGACGAACTAAAGGTTGTTCCATAGCATATGCAAAATACTCTTCAGCAGCATTCTTGCCTGCAAATTTATGGAAATGCTCAGGGATAAAAGAAGAATCATTTAGAAGTCTCAAAGAGTCTCTAACTTTATGTTTAGCAATAGATTGGTGAAAACGTTCATGGCGCATAACACCCTTATATCGAGCTAGGTAAGAAACACCTTCTTCTGCCGCGCCTTCTTTGATCGCTCTTGGGTTGGCAATGACATAGTGTTCTTGTGCTTTAGCTCCCTTTAGAAACTGACTTGCTTCTTTCTTAAGATTTTTTTGGAGTGCATTACTGAGACCACTTGCCTCAATATCTGCATGTAGAAACTGTTGTAATCGTTCTGGACGTGCAGTAACACCCTGCCAATCTCTAGCTACCACTTGCAATCTTTCTGGAAGCTGACGGGCTCCTCCTTTCCAAGCTGCCTTTGACTTGCCACCAAAAAGTCTACCAAACATACCTTTCCATTTAGAACCAAACTCTGTAATAGAGGAACGCTTTCTTTGAGCCATTCCACCATGCTTCATACCTTCTGAAGCGTTCTGTTCTGCTAAAAGCTTTGCGCGGGGACCAGCTGGTACAGAAGCAAAAGAGCTGGATACCTTTCTTATAGAGCCCTGCATCATATGAGCCTTCTGCTCAAGGAGCGGTACAGCGACACCAGTGGTACCAAGAAACTTACCACTCATTTCAGAAGACTGACCTACAACACCTGACGCTTCTCGTGTAGCTAGGCCCCAGTCAATCCAAGAACCTCTGCCTGTCTTTGGATCAAATAGAATATTACCGCCATGGATATCTAGGTTTGTAAAACCCTTCTTTGCTGCCTGGTAGATTGTCTCTTCTATATCTTCTTTGGCTTGTCTAGTCATAACAGCAGCTGGGTTATTGACTGCCCAGTCACCCATTCTCTCTCCTGGCATGTACTCCATATATAATGCATCATCGAAGTGACCATAAAGAGAAGGAGCCGCTGGTGTTTCTCCTAACTCACGAAGGAACTTAGCTTCATGCTCCAGATCAAGACCACGTGCATACTTCTCTGGATTAGCTGCATTCCGCATCAGCTCTTCTTTTGCTTCCTGAGAGATCTCCTTCTTGACAAACCTAAAAGACTTACCCTTGTAGGAAGCTCTATATAGACCTGCTGTAGCAAAGGAACCCTCTTCAAATGTCTTGACTAGCTTTGCACTCTGTAAGGCCTGCTTGAAACCCTTACGTGATGTCATCATCTCAAAGGTCTCTTCCATCATACCTGCAAGCTTACGCACTCTGTCATATTTGGAACCAAATGGAGTCATATCTCTACGGATGCCTGGTGCAGTACCAGCATGCTGGAAACCATCAAAGGAGTAGTAACCTCTGTTCTCATCTGGGAGTAGTTTAGTAATTCCGTACCCCGCTAGGGCCGCTGCTCCTACACCTAGTCCTATCTTCCAACGAGATATACGTTTGAAGCCTCTAGTAGCTTCTACAGGAGGAGGTAGGCCTCGTGGAGTACCCGGAGTCTTCTCGTCAAGAAAGGCTGCCCAGGCCTCGTCAGGGTTTAATGCAGTAGCTTTGCCTGCCTTGGCCATTGCAGTTTCAGTACGGGCCATAGCCGAAGACTTCGCAGCCGCCTGCTTTTTGAAACTCTCTTCCTCAAAGTATTCCTGAACAGTTAAGTTCTGTTCAGAGATTCTCTGCAAGGCTTCTTCTCCAGTAACCACTCTATGCTTTGCTTGTTTCAAGCCCTCTGACCATACAATATTTTCATCAAACTGTCCGGTGCCAGACTGTATTCCTACATACTTAGAAGGTATTTCGGTGACAAGTAATGCTGGAGTATGAAACTGTTTTTGCTCTAGTGCAGATAGTGGCCTGTCACCTATAAGCCCACCGGCAACAGGGCCACGGGGAGCAGCCCAAGATTCAATTGCTTGAGCTTTAGCCAAACGATGATACTCAACATAGTTTCTATCTGCACCTTGTTCAAACACACCCTTTGCAATTCTCTGTGCAGACAGTTCGTTAGTACCATGGAAAAGTGTTACATTTTTATTTGGGTCAAGCTTAAACTGTTCAGCAACAGAACGGTACCTTCGACCTCCTCTCTTTTGCCAACCTGAACCTACTACAGCACCTTGGCTTTCGAACTCGTCCAGAATAGATCCCATTCTTTGTCTATATGTGTTCCAGTATGGAGTCTGATGTGTTGCCATACCAACTAGCTGTTCACTTTCCCACCTTCTGTATCTAACAGTATCTGCTGCTGTCTGTGGACCCATCCTGCGTGCTACTTCTAGCTCACTCTGGATGACTGACTCTGATGCATGACTACCAAAGCGCTGGTGTCCTGTCTTGCCAAGATAGAAAGCTTCTGCGCCCTCGTGGGCTTGTATCACTGCTGTAAGGTTCTCTAGACGTTCTGTAGATAGAGGTCTCCCAAAAACAGAAGAAGCTCTGGCTTCCCAGTTCTCTCTGATGGCTTGTGTCTGAGCATAGAAGCGAGTATGAGTCTTATATTTAACAGACCCTACTTTCCATCTCTCCCCTTTTCGAAAAAGAGGTTTCCCTTCTGTAACGAAGGTGAATCCAGACTGCTTCGCAACATGTGCTGCACGCGCACGAATAGACTCAGGAGCTGATAACTCTCCTGAAACTATACCTTCTGCATATAGCTGTTGGATGAATGCGTTAGCCAAACTGATACCACTACTCCTTGAGCAGGTCCTCTGGGGACAGGGTATCATCCTTTACTTCTTCTGCCTCTATTGGGAGAGCCTCCGCGTCAATTACGTTTCCCTCTACCTCTTTCACCATTAAATCCAAGGCCTTAGCCTCTCTCTGTAATCTATCAAGAGATGCGCGGAGTTGCGCTGCATTGGTAGACGGATCCTCTTTCCCACGTTGACGCAGGGCGGCGGCACGCTTGTACTGTTCCTGTGGATCTCCAACCATTAATTTGATCAATTTGAGTTTCTTGTTCTCATACTTCTCTTTGGCCTCTACGAAGGCTGAGACCTCTTGGCGAGTCAGGACATTCCCTTCCTTGTCCACACCTATTACCTGATCTACAACCAACTCTGCGTTCTCAGGCTTTGCCAGGTTGTTATTCAGCCTCCACAACATCAACTCACACTCTGCAAGCAATCTGACCATGGTGAATTGAGAAAAGCTCTTTTCATCGATCTCGTATTCGTGTATGAACATTCTGGTCCACTGACTCAGTAGATTAACTTCTACCTGACACTGGCGTCCAATCGGAGTACAAAGCTTTGCTTTCGGATCTGCTGCTCGGCGAATATTGTCCGTCCGAACAAATGGGCATCTCTCTGCAAATGGACAATGGGCAGTACCTCCGCAGATCAGAGGAATAGCAGCAGAAGCTCCGGTAGAAAGATGCAAGAGATGTGACCTAATACTAGCTGCTTCTTTGGGAGTGTAGGAAATGTCAGAATAGTCATCAGGATGTAGGTCTAGACACTTAAAGAAGTTGGAATCGTAGGAAGAGCCGTCTGTCTTGATGATCTGCCCAGAAAGCTTTACTAGAGCAGTTTTGGGATTATTATTTTCAGAGATGTTTACATCATCAGCCATGGGCACTCCTCATATATTACAAACTTGAACTCTAGTTGACCTGCGCCAGCAAACTCATCGTACAAAAAATTATACAAATCATCAACAGTATAGCATACCTTGGGGTCTTTACCTTTCCAGGTTGCTGCCTTGCCCCCAGGGACAGAGTCAAAATCACAAAGAGTGATACCGATCACGGCCTTTTTAGTTCATCCTCTACAAAAGGAAACTCTAGTTGTGTAGATAGTTCTAGAATACGTATATATGCTTCGTGTTTCAAGATGAGTTGCCAGGTATCAGGGTGCATTACCATGGTGGGAGAAGCTAGAGGTGCGTTCATTATATTAGAGAAAGCGTCGAATATGTCATCCATCTTGACTGAGCTTAGTTTTGTTTTCCAGTTCTGCATTTGCTGTTGCTGGTCTTCTTTCATCTGTTTGAATGAAGGCCAGTCTATAGCATCGCCGACTTGGTTTTTAGTGGCATAGTACTCTGTGACCCATGCTGGGTTTTCTTTAGTTAGGTTTTCACCTGGTGGTTTAAGGAGTGCCAAAGTCGTCTCCTTCACAAGCGCGATAAGCGTCAAGGGCAGCCAGAAATAGCTTTTTAATTTCTGTGTAGTCTTGTTTGGCAAAAAGGGATCTTGCTTTAAGAGCATAAGAGCATTCTCTCCCCTGGTCACTTTCTCGACTGAAATAGTCGTGTGCCTCTAGTACATTCATTCCTTCTTTGGAGTCTCCTGTGTGGGTCATTCTGTCTTGAAGATCCCAAAGGGTGTCCATGAGAGAATGAATAAGAAGGGTAGCGGGCGCTCGTGGCTTGTCTGTCATTTGATGAATTCTCCCAAGTACTCCTGCTTGTATGCTTTAATATCGATCCCATGAAAATTCTTCATGTCTTCTGCCATTTCATTGTACATACCTATTACATCGTATTCAGGGATTTTGTCCATATGTTTCCACAGGCGTATTTTAGGCGTGTAAGGTTTTTCTAGTTGTACA